GAAAAAACAAGGTACTTAGATGTGCTTACGTACGAAGAGAATGCAGATACAATAGAAGGACTTCTTAAAACTAATGTTAAATTGTTTGAAGACTATGAACGTCTTTTAAAACTAGTGGATAAAGAAACTAACGAAGGCTCCACTAAAGGTGGAGGTGAAGAGTCTGCCTCTGAAAAAGGATTAATATGATTGTTAACAAAGCTGCTTTTTTACTTAAAGAGATACCTCAATTTCATCCCGCAAGCGAAGAATACTTATTGTTTTGGCGAGAAGAAAAGAAAAGGTGTATTGAAGGGTATTGGGTTAGTGGTGTATGGATGCCAGGTAATTTATATTTTTATGTAAACTTCTGGACAATTTTATTAAACAAAACTGCACATTCTAAAACTAAAACTCCTGGTAAACCATTTCTTAGAGATCTTGAATGGGAGTTTTTTTATAACTGGTGTGAAGCTAGAGGGTTTTCTGGTTTTGAAGAAGATAAAGAGTTTACTTGTAACAGAGAGTTTATAGGTAAACCTAACTATGTTCCTGCTGCAGAGTATATGCGTAGAACACATAAAAAGAACATGGGCTGTCCTTTGTGGGAAAATGAAGCTAAAAACTTTATGATGATGGGAAGTCGTGGGTTCGGTAAATCTTATTCTGTTGCAGGAGGAGTTATTGGCCATGAGTTTGTATTTGATGGAGCAAAATCATATAAACCTGAAGACATTGGTAGCCCACCTTCTACAGAAATTGTAGCAGGAGCAGGGGATGCTAAATACTCAGGAGACATATTAAAAAAGACACAATTTGGATTGGACAATTTACCTGGAGGAATTGAACTTGGAAACAAATTCTTTCCCTCCCCTTTTTCTAAGCAGTACAGCGGTAGTTGGTACTCTGGTAAAGAAGTTATTGCAGAATATAAAAAGAAACTTGGTGGTACCTGGAAAGTTATGGGTAGTAAGTCTAAGATTAAGCATCGTACCTTTAAAGATAATGCATTTGCTGCCAATGGTACTCGTCCTGCTGTAATGGTGATGGAGGAGATTGGTATGTTTAGCAATCTTAAAGCATCCCACGAAGCGTCTGTAGAATGTATGAAAAATGGTGCTTACAAATTTGGAAGCTGTATGTATTTAGGTACAGGTGGTGATATGGAAGGTGGGGGTACTGTAGATGCAAGAGATATGTTCTACAATCCAGATGTTTATGATATGATTTCTTTTTACGACGAGTGGGAAGATAAAGGTAAAATATCTTATTTTGTTCCTGCGTACAGGGGGCTTAACCAATTTAAAGACCTTAATGGAAACACACAAGAGCAAGATGCGAAAGATTATTTAGATAAATTTAGAGAAAAATTAAAGAAAAGTAAAAACTCTAGAAGCGCATTAGATGCAGAACTGCAAAACAGACCTTTAGTCCCTTCAGAAGTATTCCTTACGCGTACAGGTAATTTATTTCCTGTAGCAGATCTTCTTACTAGACTAGCTGAATTAGAGGCTACTAACAAAGAAAGAAACCATGATTACATAGGAGATCTTTATATAGACTCTGATAGTAATAAAATTAAATGGAAACCTAACGCTAAACTATCTCCTATTGTAGACTTTCCTCTTAGAGGTAGTGACGATTTAGCAGGATGTGTAGTAATATACGAAATGCCTTATGAAGATAGTGAAGGAAAAATACCTTATGGTATGTATCTTGCAGGAACAGATCCTTACGATCACGACGACTCTACTACATCTTCTTTAGGGTCTACGTTAATTATAAACAAGCTTACAAACCGTATTGTAGCAGAATACACAGGAAGACCCGACACTGCTAATGCATATTACGAAAAAGTAAGAAGATTGCTGCATTTTTATAATGCAAAGTGTTTGTATGAGAATGAACGTAAAGGTATGTACCAATATTTAGAGTTTAAAAATCAAACTCATCTGTTGTTAGATCAACCTACTATTATAAAAGATGTAGTACAAAATAGTAAAGTAAATAGAGGTAAGGGTATGCATATGTCTAAACCTTTAAAAGATTACGGAGAAGAATTAATTAAAATGTGGCTACTAGAAGAGTACGAAGCAGAAGAAGGAATGCTTAATCTTCATAAAATACGTAGCATACCTTTATTAAAAGAATTAATTTCTTACAATGAGATAGGAAACTTTGATAGAGTAATGGCTTTTATGATGGTAGTGTACCACATACAAGAAGTGAAAAAGATAAAAGTAGAAAAAGAAAAGAAAGTTTCTACTATATATGATCAAGGATTTTGGGATAAATCTCTTTTTGCTAGAAAGAAAAAATCGTTTTAGCTATAAACGTAAAATTTTAATTTATAACTTTAGAAGTTATTATTAGGACATATTGTTTAAATTGTTAATTTTGTCCTTTAATTCGCGAATTTAAAAAAAATATTAATATGGCAACAGTAAATGTAACATTATCTCTTTCCAGTACAGACTTGTTTGCAAAGCAAGCATTGAGCTTCACGGAAACAGATTCATTATCTCCTGCAGGGGATACCCAAGTAATGGGTAAAATTATATTATCAGGAAACGGAACGCAAGATGCTTTAACTTTAGGGACAGATGCAGCTATTAGACCTTTAGCGGGGGATAACGATCAAGCTTATTTATTTTTAAATAATTTAAGCTCTACTGCTGGTGAATACGTGCAAGTAGCATTAAGAGCAGCAGCAGCTACAGCAGGTGCTGCCGCAGATTGGTTTGCAGTTGTAGGTCCTGGAGAATTTTTATTTATTCCTATATCAGATATGCAAAGTGTAGATCTTGAGCCAGCTGCAGGAACTCCAGCAGTTGAGTTTTTGTTAATGGAAAAAGCATTAGGATAATTTTAAAATAAAATAAAATATGGCAACTTTAAAAACAACCTTTAGCATAACAAGTACAGATCTGTTTGACATGGTCAACTTATCAAAAACAGTTACTGCTAATTTAACTATAGATGGAGATAATCGTCAAGGTTTAACTGTAGTAAAAACATCGACAGGATATTTAGATTTAGTTTTAGAAGCTTTATCTGGTTCTGGAGGTGGAGCTAAAAAAGCTTATGTATACGCTAAAAATTTAGACACAGTAGATAGCTTGATCTTTGCAGATGACGAAAGTACTCCTCAAGTGTACGCTCGTCTTGCTCCAGGAGAATTTATGTTTTTCCCAGCAGCAAATAACACTGCAATAAAAGTAAAATCAACAGCAAATACTCCATTACTAGAATACCTTATATTAGAGGTAGCTTAAATATAATTTATGGCTCACGTAGATTTTCCTAGACAAAAACTGAGTAGACGAAAGAAAACTCAGAAATGGGGAGAAGAATGTATTGAAGCTGCATTAGGCTTAATTGGAATATATGATCATACAAGACGTAGTTCTCGCTTTAAAAAGAAGCGGAACTACGATCTTTATAATGGTAAATTCGATAAGAAAGATCTTGAGTATGTTACAGATCCTTTAGGTCTTGGTGGAGTGGCAGAAATGCCTGCTACCTTGCAGTATTACGATATTGTTTCTCCTATTTTTAATCTTCTTTTTGGTGAAGAAGCTAAACGTAAATTTAGTTATGTAGTACGTGGAGTTAATGAAGATTCTATTTCCGAAAAAGAAGTGGAGATGAAAAATGCAGTTGTTGAGATGTTTACAGGAATGATAAACAAACATCGAGAAGCTATGCAGGCTCAAATGCCAGACGCTAAATCTCAACAAGAGCAGCAACAAATAGCGCAACAAATCGAAGAAAGTATTCCAGAAAATCTTAAAAGATTACAGAAGTATTTTACTTACGATTTCCAAGACATGAATGAGTCCACGGCTCACAAACTTCTTAATTTTTTAGAAAAAGATTTAAACTTAAGCAGCATGTTCCGTGTTGGTTGGGAAGATGCTTTAATTGCTGGGGAGGAAATATACCATATAGAACAAGTGGCGCAGGAACCTTCTGCTAAAAGAGTTAATCCTTTAGAATTTTATTGTCTTTTACCACATAACTCAGATCTAATTGATGATGCTGATGTTATTGTAGAAGATACTTGGATGTCTCTTAACACTGTTATAGATAGTTATTACGAAGACCTTACTCCTGCACAAATTGATAGTTTAGAGAAAGAGCAAGGACATAGAGGATCTATGGAAAGCAGTAGTACTTTAAATTACCCTTCTCCAGAAAAATTGTTTATTGAAAACAGAGATGGCGAAGATGCAGGCAATGTATTTAATTACTATGATCAAGATGGTAATATTAGAGTAACAAAGATTACTTGGAAATCTATGCGTAAGATTGGAAGACTTTCTTATTTTGATGAACAAGGAATGCCTCAAGAAACTATTGTAACAGAGTCTTATAAAGTTGATCCTGAAAAAGGAGAGTCTATTGAGTATATGTGGATTAGTGAGTATTGGGAAGGAACAAAGATAGGTGAGAATATGTATTTAAATATTCGTCCTAAAAAACAA